GCAAAGCCAGATGACTTCTTTCTCGTCCTTATCCCAGATTTCCCAGACTTCAGCGGTCTTGAACAGGTCATCAACGTCTTTGGACTTCTTTACATCCTCGTCATCAACACTGTCCAATGGCACTTTGTTGCCAATATCTTCACCGAACTTGTCTACACAGTCATCACGGGTGAAGCGGTGACGGAAAGCCACCCAACACACTTCGTCCCATGTCTTGCCAGCAGATATGCGAAGGTCATCCCATTGGATTCGCTCACATATAACTTGCTCCCAATCTATCTCTTCGTAGCTCTCCGATTCTTGAGAATCATCGTCTTGCTTTGAATCTTCCACGCCGATTTGCTTGATATCCGGTACATAACGTACACGGCTAACACTGCGTCCAGGCAGAAGCATAGCCAGAACGTCACCTTTGATAACAGCGTCAAAGTCATACGTCTCCTGTGCAAATTCCAAAGCGCGTGTTAGAACCTCGCTAACGCTCTTACCAAGCGGATCGGCATCTGTATACCTACGGCGCACTTGCGGCTCAGGTAGGCTGTTATAGACCGATTGGCGCAGGGTTTCCGTGTTAGTCCACAGAATGTTGAATGAGTTAGTCGCTGGACTCTCAGGCGCGTATACCTTGTAGATGTCCGCAACCTTCTTGCGCCATGCCTGCTCACGCTTATCAGCTAATTTAAGCTCAAGTTTCCACCGACGAGCCTTCGCTTGTGGCGTCTTGCCTAAATCTTCCTTCTTCTCTAACGTGTTAGCTAGAGAATCGCCATCGAGTGCCATTACGCCAGAGCCACCAACAGGGTTGCAGTCGTATTCGTAGCCATGATCTGCCCGCCATCAATCATGATTGGCAGAATCGCCCCAACCGGAGGCGCAGTGAATGTCACAGCCGTTGCACTAGAACTTGTCTTTACAGCTACGTTACCAGCGCCACCAACATAGATTGCGCGGCAAGTTACAGGTGTTGTGTCGCTAGTAGTTACAGCTTGGGCTGAACCGTATGAACTGAATGTGAGTTGGGTCATTCTTCTTGCCTTTTGCGCGTCTGGCGCTTGATGATTTCCGCAATGGTGCGGTCTTGAGGCCAGCGCGTAGCAGGCTCCTCTTTGGGTTTCATTTCTTCACGCCACACCAAACAGGCATATCTAAATGCGTCTGCGTAGTGGCTTGTCCAATCGTGTCTAGGCTTATCCCTAAAACACTTCTTATCCTCGTCATACTCGCGTTGGTACTGCTTTAGAGCATCCATGCCATCAACACACTTGCTGTCGATGAAACAGTCTCCAAGCGTCAATCTAGCGGCCTGTACCCCGTCAATCAATCCCAACTCAGGAACTATGCGAGGCTTCCAACCAAGGATGCGGAACTGTTCTTCAATCGAACGACCTGTCTGCAAGCTCTTGGCTCTGGCGTCATGTGGTAACCACAACCAGTCCCCATACTTGTATTTACGCTCTAGCAGTTTGTCGTGATAGTGCTGGATAGGCTGACCGTGTGTCGCATAACAATCGATTAAGCGAAGTTCTTTGCTAACCTGAAACCACCATATCGCCGTGTCGTCTGACCATCCAAGATCAAGCACCGCATGGACTTTCAACTCAGGGTCATACAAACCAGACTTGATTCGCCCTTGCTGTTCAGCCAGCCATATCTCTTTACCGAAGATAGCCCCAGGTAGTGCGGCATCAAAGTCGCATTCCATTTCCTGACGCCATGCATCCTCAGTTAGCTCAAGCTGCAATTCAGCCAATTCAGCCGCAGGCAATAACCCTGATTCACTAGCCTTGACCGTCAGACAAAGCCAGTTTTCATTGACTTGTGCGTGACAGTACATTTCCCAGAATTGGTTTCGTCCTTTGGGCGTCCCAATAAGTACAGCCCATCCCTGCCTATCAGCCAGTGCAGGCCGAATAACGTAACCCCATACACTTGGCTTCCAGTCCCCATACTCGTCTGCCACAAGTCCATCAAAGAACTGTCCACGTAGGGCATCTGCGTTATCTGCGCCGAATAAGCGGACTCGCGCACCATTCGGGTAATCAATACGCAACTCAGACTCATTGACTACTATCCCTTCAATGACTGCTGAAAAGCGTTTCAGATAGTCCCAAGCGACTGACTTGGCCTGACTATAGAACGGCGCAACATAGGCAAACCGTCCATCAGGCTTCTGGCAAGTAATCGCAGCCTTTATCAACTCATTGATGCAAGCGACCGTTTTTCCTGCTCTACGATGGGCCACCACTACAGCCCAGCGGCATGTGCGCTTGTGTAGCGGGAGAAATGCGTCTCTAGGCCGATACGGTATGCGTATTACCCTAGTCATCCAACCAACCGTAATGCGTAACAGCCAATTCGCCACTGTGTTGCTGCTCAATGCGAGCCAACTTGGGCAAGTGGTATTCCATTACGTCCATCAGCATGTCAAAAGCCACCTTAGGCCCATGCTTGGGGTCTGCTGCTACCTCCACCAACCACTCTTGCATCATGTCGGCGTTATCCTCTACGAATGTAGCGATAGCCTCTCTTGCGCGTGTAGTTGCTTTGTTTGGCAGCCCCGCAGGTCGTCCAGGCCCAGGTGTGCCCTTACCGATTCCTGATGTTTGTTTAACGGGCGCTGCACCTTTGGGGTTTCCCATATGTGCCTCGCTATTGGATAAAAAGAGCCGTGTGTTTCAACGGCAAAGATCAGTCTTGCTCTGATCAAGGGGGTTAGGTTTGCAGCCCCCCAACTAGGTGCCTTAGGAGATCAGCGGCCTAGTCAGGGTTTTATGGCTGTTTAGGCATATTCCACATATGCCGGATGCCAATCATTTTGTACAGGTCAGCGGCATGAAGAATCGCTGCGTACTGGCCTTGCGGTCTAGCTGATTGGGTTTGGGGATAGGTGACGCAGAAAACCCGCTTTGTTAACTAAGGGGAGTTTGGTATTCGGGAGTCTGCGTCAAAACTCGTCCACCCGCATGTTTTTCTTATTCTTTAGAGGCGACTTGGCCTCCTTGCGGATTGGCATATATACGGTATTCCGAATTTGCCCTCACATACTAAGGCATGGGAATACTTATCCACTAGCATCTATTCATCAGCATCTGTCTCGCGTCGATGATCCTGTCATTCAGTGCCTCAAGCGTAGAGCCTAGTGCCTTCCTTGCCTTGGTTGCGCTCACTCCAGAGTAGATGTAGAACCATATCAAAGCGTCCCTGTTTTCCTTTGGCAGCTTGCATATCATCTTCTCCATGTCTGCCGCGTCGAATATGTCACACGTAGGACGGTACTCCACTGGATGCCACTGTCTGGTGTTGGACTTGAAGCCTAGCGCCATGAACATGGGACAGATTGATGCGGTCTTTCCCGGCTTTGCCCACATTGCCCAATTTGTGAGCCTGTCGTGCATGTCACGTTGGTAGTGCGGGATATGTGCTATATCGATTGCTACTTTCATATGGCTCCCATGTTGAAAACACTGCTAATGCCTGACCAAATACCTCTTGGCCTGAGCATTTCCATTCTTTCGTCTGGCTTGGATGACTTGAACCTGACCAATGAATTGCGCCAGCCAGGAACAACGGAGTAGATTGCGAATGCTTCCTTTTGCCCTCGCTTCTCTGGCCTCTGCACTGTCATCAGACCTAGACCTACTGCACGTTGGCAATACTTGGATGCGTTGGAACGCTCGATACCTGTTTCGCTGGTAATCACGGCATACCCGCATGGGCCATATTGCTCTATGACCTCGCAGGCTTGTTTGATTCGGTTTCCTACTGGGCGCATCTTTCAATCCTCCATGTGCAATCTATACAGCCTTTATCGGCTTGGCCTAAGTCAGTTTTGGTGTACTGGCATTCCCTAGCAAACGGGAACTGTCGCAATTCCTGCGCTTTCGCGTCGATGATGTGTCCTGATACGCTTATCGTGTATGTGCTTGGTGTCGCAATAAGCGTTGGAAATGGCGGTCTGTTTTTACAGCCGTACGTCATTGCCGTAGCTCCAATCGTTTCACCTTTCGTTTCATAATCCTGATGAATCGCTCTAGGTATTCAATGTCGTATTTGATAATTTCATTCTGCGTATAAAGCCAGTCAACCTTGTCCTGGCCTATCTTTTCCACTAGGCGCGGCCTGTAACCTTCCAAATTCCCGCTTTTGTGGTTATTGCAAATAGAGCATGATTTATGTATGTTCCAAAGGTGAAAACGTAGGCCAGAAGCAGCGCCAACGCTCCTAAAGTGACTTGCGTGCCATTGCCCTTGCCAGCTTGCAGGCTTGTCGCAGGAGCAGCACGGCAAATCCTTGTCCCGCAATCTCACGTACTTGTTAACAATCACTTGAAGCTCGTCGGCCCATTCGCGTTTGGTTTTTAGCTTTACCTTGCGTGCCTTGTCGCGCTCGGCCTTTTCCTTCTTTGCAGCCTTGCCTAGACGTATAGCGCACTTAGGTGAACATGCCTTTTGTGACATACTCCAAGGCTCATAGGGTGATCCACATGATTCACATGGCTTCATGTCACGGCTTTCTGTACAAACCTTGCCGATGATTCCTCACTGCGCCAAACATCGACACGAAGTTGCGCTGCGACCATTTGCCATCTAAGCGACTCTTCAATTTCCACCGCCTCGCGTATACCAGCCAAGAGTTCCAGATAATCGGAATGGGCATACGCATCCTTTTCTTGTGCCACGGCGCTAGACTCCTTACTTTCCTGCATGAGTAAGGCTTTTTTGCTTTTGCGGAATTCTTCAAGATAAACGCGTGTAGCCTTAGCTTTCGCATAATCCGGCGCGTTGAGATAGATGAAATCGATTGCATCATTTGCGTCTGTTTCCCTTTTCATATCTGCCCCTCCGTCAGCTTCACCCAATCTTCATACGCAGCCTTTGGACTACTTCCCCGCCCCACCCGATACCGTCCAGCACAGCACCATTGCTGATACTCCCATCCACAGTCGTAGAAGCGGCCCCATAGGTAAATGCGAGGTTTCATTCGTTGTCCTCAATGTGCCGCATGTGACCCCTTATCCGTGCTTCTGCGCCTTTTCCGTACAACCTTGCCTCCATGTGCTGCAAGCGTTTGGCAAGCCACATTCCCGCTGCCGGTGCGCCTAGCTTCTTTACGTTGTGGTAGTAGCTCATACGTAGCTCTCTTGCTTCTGCCATTTCAAGCACCACACGATCAGATCGCATCAGCAAAAGTTTTAGGGATAGACCTATCACGCAATTTGCTGCGTGAGCTATCAGCCATTGAATCAACTACTTCCCTTGAGCCAACCATGATGATTGACCAAAGGTTTTGTTTGTTTTCAAGGAAGCACATCTGCGCCCATGCAAGTGATTCATGCAAAGGCTGAACGTGGAAATTGTTGGAATGCTTCGACCACTCCAGAACCCATTGATCTTGTTTCATTCAAATCCCCTTTTGCTAACTGTGTTTGTCGGAGGTACGCCAGCCCATTGACCGAACTTTGTTTGTTCGCCGATGTAGTGCAAATGCACATCACCTGTTCGGCCTTGGCGGTTTTTGGCTATGCGAAGTTGTGCGTATGACTGCCACATCTCGCCAAGCTCTGGGTTTGTAGCTATCGGCCTATGGATGAAGGCAACTACGTCCGCATCCTGCTCAATGGAGCCAGAGTCGCGCAGTTCATGCAGTCCAGGCGCTGTGTTTGATCCAGCAGCCGCACGGTTTACCTGAGCCAAGCAAATAACTACGATTGATAGGTCTTTAGCCAATGTCTTTAAACCACGGCTAATTTCTTCAATCTGGTAGGCGCGAGAGACTTTCCCATCCATTCCAGACATAAGCCCGATGTAGTCAACAATCAAAACATCAAGACCATTCCGGCGCTTCAAGGACTTGGCTTTTGCCTTGACCTGCATGATGTTCAAACCACCCTGTTCGACAACGTAGAACTTACGGCGCTTGCTTGCTTCGACTGATTCGACAATACGGTCGTATTGCAGGCCCCTAGAAGGCCGTTTAATCGACGCAATTGATATGCCCCCTAGGATGGCCGCCTGACGGTCTGAAACGTCGCTACGGCTCATTTCCATCGATATGAATCCGACGCTATATTTCTTCGCCATTGATAGGCCAATAGTCAGGCCCAAAGCAGACTTACCCATTGCCGGACGCGCACCAATCACAAACATCATTCCGCGCTGCAATCCACCATCAAGCATTTCATCAAGATCAGTGATTCCGGTTTCCATTCCGGTGTTGATTCCTGATTCACGCTGCTCAAGCAGTTCAAGGTGCTTGATAGCCGACTCGTGCGCGTCAATCCATTCACCAAAGTCCTCTTTGTCCTCCAGCTTCAAAAGCTCTACGCTTACTTGGTCTACACGCTCTTGAATCGGTGTTGTCTCAAAAGCCAAGTCGTGCAGCATTCCTGACATTTGGTAAAGCTGGCGGGACTTGAATGCGTCAACCAGCTTAGTGACGTGGATGTGTATCGCACGGCGACTGTGCCCGTGGTACTGCATCAACTCATTCAATTCCTTGATGTCCGCAATGTCCTTCAGCCCTTCGGATAAGGTAATCAGGTCGTAAGTTCCTTTCTTGGCGTACTGCGCTTTCATTTCCACGAAGGTAGATCGAAGCCAATCCGTTATAAAGTGGTGCGGTTCAAGCCTTGAGCAATCGTCCCATCCCTCTGGTGCGTTCATCAGGATTGAGACAATTGCCATTTCTGAAAGCTCGGTGCTTGGCAGCAACTGGTTATGAGGTTCGTAGTTCACGCAGCCTCCCGCGTCTTTTCGATGACCTGTGTGATGCCCTTGTCTGTCATCAGGTAGTCAAAGTCACCAATCCAATTGGCATGTTCTCCAGACTTATGTATGCGGCCCATCACGAAGTCGTTATCTTTAGCGCGAAGGAAGTAAGACCCAATCCATTCCAGTGCTTGTTCAGCAGTAGAAGCCCTCGGTGTCCCATCAGACTTTTCGCTTGTAAGCACAAAGTGCCAAAACTTCTTTGCATCACGCTTGCGCTTGTCGTTCACTATCCTTACCGCTGGAAGCTCTGGAAGAATCTTGTTGTACAGGTCGATGATTTCCTGAGTTGGGCAGGTCGGCAGCTTGTCTGCTGACGTATGTATTAATTGGTTAGTGGTTAGTGGTTCTTGGTTAGGGTTAATTTCGCTACCCACTTGGGATACGACTCGCAACCCAGTTGAAACCACTTGGGTTTTTTTACCCCTTGGGCGACCACCAAGCTTGCCGTTAACCTTGTTTTTCTCGCACTGATTGCGGTAATCGGTGATCTCAGCATCAATCCGTGCATGATGAAAACCATCATCCAATGATGAAAAGAAGTCTGAAAGTACGTTATTCAGCGCCAAAACATCCATCTCGGAATCCAATCGCAACCTACGAATAACCA